GCTTCTGGACGATCCGTGTATTGATGCAATCCATGCTATACGTCGGCTGACGCTGATGTTTAGCAAGATCGCTTTGCCTGAGTCGCAAGACTCTAGCGGTGATTTCCGAAAGGTTGTCACTGCTAAGCGCGAGCGTTCAGCAATGCATGCTTTCGTCCAGTGTGAGCAGGAAGTTCGCGAATCCGATTCTCTGCTTGATCCCCTTTATCTTGAGGATTTCAAGCGGATGTCGAATATGCTTTTCGCAGATGTTTTTGCGAAGGTAGACAGAGATGTCTACTGGGGTCGTTTGATCCCGAAGCATGGTCCGGGCGCTGTCGCTGATCGTCTTACCAGCAATGGTAAGTATAATCAGCGTGCCTGGCCTCGTCGCTTGCAGAAGTGTTTTCCTGCAAGCGAGTTCATGTTTTCTAGTCAGCGTGAATACGCTAACTATAAGCATGAGATCGACTTCCTCGAACCCGGCGCAGAGGTACCCGTTCGGGTTATCACTGTGCCTAAGACGCTCAAAACACCCAGAGTGATCGCAATTGAGCCTACGGCAATGCAATATTGCCAACAAGCTCTTAAGCGGTCGTTCTTGAGTGCGCTTAAAGAGGATGACTTCCTCTCGCGCACTATCGGTTTTGACGACCAGACGCCTAATCAGCGTCTTGCTCGTTCCGGATCCCTCAGCGGGGATCTGGCCACACTCGATTTGAGTGAGGCTTCCGATCGTGTTTCGAATCAGCATGTTCGGGCCCTATTCGAGGATTTNCCTCATTTGCATGAGGCAGTCCAATCGTGTAGGTCCCGTAAGGCTGATGTACCTGGCTATGGCGTTTTACGCCTCGCCAAGTTCGCATCTATGGGTTCAGCTCTCTGCTTTCCCGTGGAGGCCATGGTCTTTACGACCTTGATCTTCCTTGGGATTGAGAGAGAGCTAAGCTCGCCGCTTTCTCGTCATCAGCTTATTAAGCTGTTTGACGAGCGGGTGCGTGTCTATGGGGACGATCTAATTGTCCCCAGAGACTATGTGCTGTCTGTCGTCGACGAACTCTGCACTTTTGGGTACAGAGTAAACGCCGGCAAGTCTTACTGGACCGGAAGGTTCAGGGAGTCTTGCGGTCGGGAGTACTACGACGGCCATGACGTTTCTATTGTCAAGGTTCGTCGTGTGCTACCGACCCGACAGCAGGATGCGAATGGAGTTATTTCGTCTGTTGCCCTGCGCAACCTGTTCTATCAGGATTGCGAATGGCAGTCGGCGAAATGGATGGACCATTATCTGGGTAAAATGCTTTCGCATTTCCCGGACGTTGGTCCTTCCTCTCCATTGCTTGGTCGTGTATCGTTCCTTGACCTGGACACTACTTACGCCACTCCAAAAAGTGGTTTAAGCAAGACCTCGTCAAGGCTAGACGTACACCTGCACAGCCCTCTAGTCAAGGGCTA